TCGGAATGCGATGAGTCAAGCGCTCACACTTGGAAACAATAGAAGAACCGTTGTACGGGATAAAAATGTCTTCGGCCAAGCATAATTTGCTGACCATGCGATTCAAGTGTGGGTCTTTGTAGACCTTTTTGAATGTTGAACCGCCGTAACCTGTCCACCAAAGCAACTGATCGAACTCCGGAGTGTATTCTTCCATCTCCGTGGTCAATTGGTAGTTCATAAACTCTTTAACGCGCTCTGCTTTAGCAATCTTTTCACGAGTTTCCTTGCCTAACACCTGTGTTTTAACAGGACCTTCGCTTGGCAGGAGCTCTTTGAACGCTTGTGCTTGGAATTGGATGATGGCTTCGGTTAACATTGGGTGAGAAGTACCGCAAGCACCCTTAAATGGCTTGCTTCTTTCCTCGTATGTGAAACCTAGCAGCTCCAAGCCCTTAGAATATTGCTTTTCCCAGTCACCACGAGACGCTTTGTCCGCATCTAACAAGGCTAAAAGCTCTGAAGCGATGTGCCCCATGTCTGATTCGTCAACAACTTCGGCAAGATTGGCGTCAAATGGCACTTCGTCCATTTCTTCTTCGCCCATTTCGACAGTAACGCCACCGTCGTCGTCCAGAATAATCTCAATATCAGACTCCGGAGCCTTAAAAGTCGGCTCAGGCATCTCAATGTCTACTTCTTCATCTTCGTATGGGCGATTATTTTCGATTGCCATTCTTTATTTTCTCCATTAATCCAGATTATCTGGGAAATCAAAATAATCAGGATTATCTCTGTTTAGTATTTCTTCGACATGAACTCCGTCTTCATCAACATATTTTACTGTTTTAGGTGGATAAGCTCTACGTTCAACCGGTAAATATTTATCTGATTCAGTAATTCTAAGCTTTTTGCCTATTGTATCTTGGTAAGTATCAAAAAAGCTGTTAAGGTTGTCAAAATATTTCTCAGCAGGTTTGTCGGCCTTACCTTTAACCTGAGAAATAATGTTAAACACACCTTCGCTGTCTCTATCCAACTGCACTGTAGCATGTGGAATACCATTCGGGTCTCTAAGAGAGTATATCTTGGTAATCCCTTTTTTGACCCCTTGCACATACTCAGGGCAAGCGCCTACACAATGCCCCATAAGCTTGCCTTCTAGTATCAGTGCTTCTGGGGTTTTAACATCCACCCATTGATACTTCCCAGTAGATGGCATGACAGTGTCTGTACCTTTTAACAAATACTTAGGACCCAGTCTCTTGCCAAACTTCTCAGGGTTTTGTTCGGCCTCTTTTAAAAGCTTTGCCCACTCTTCTGCCTTAACTGCCGCATCTTCAACCCCCATGTTTTTAATTTCATTAGGTGTTTTTGTTTGAAGATAATCTTTTAACTCGCGAACACTAAGGTTTCCAACAAAAGTAGGTTCGCCTACCAGGTTCATGTTGCCATAGCTCTGTGTTACGTATTCCCCTGATGTGGCTGCTTGGCGAAGATGTGGCGGTAAATCAGTCTTATTAAGCATCCGCATTAACTTCCCTGCTTCGGACTCTTGCACTAACTGATTAACCCCCGGAAAATCGTAAAGGGCGGGTTTTTCTTTAATAGATTGAGGGTCTATTATTGCAGTGGAAGACCAAGTAGTTGGTTCGTCAGGCTTCTGTTTTTTAATCAATTCCGCTATGCGTCTATCCATTTCCGCTGAATAGGCATAAGGGCTTTTACCTTTAGCCATGGTTTCTGCAGTTTTTGTAGGAATAATGTTTGTCATTCCCAAAGACATGTCATAGTAATCGCGAGCGGTTCTTGCAGCGGAAGGATCTCCTTCTTTGGCCTTGTTTAAGTAATCCTTAAACATCATGGTATTAGGTTCTAGTCTACCTTTTACGTAAGCGTTAAAGATAGGATCCTCAGGAGTTCCGCGTTGTGTCTGCACGTACTTACGAACTTTTTTGTCAAAGAAGTCTAATATGGACTGGTCTAACGGATCCGCGGTGTCAATGTTTTTAGCTAAAGAAACCACTTCTTGATCAAAAGTATCTAACGGTGCAGCCTTTACGTTTTGCGCACCCAAATACAAACCACCTTTTGGACGAACCGCAAACATTGGCTGCGCCTGGCTTGTCAACATCTGCGCTGCCTTGCTACCGCCTTGACCAGTGGTCGCCATGCTCAAGTCTTCCAACACGTCCTTGCCCAACTTGCCTGTCTTCTCTAAAACTCTTCCCGTAGCACGGGCCCCTGCTGCGGGGTTAATGAACGCTGAACCAAGTCGAGCTAAATCTTCCGCAGCAGAGCCGGTTGGCTTTTCAGCAATACCTAACTTGTTAGATTTGTCTATCAAATAAGCGCTACCGCCCACAGGCTTTTCAGTCGCTAACTTACTGCCCGTGACGTAGTCAACACCTTTCAAACCCATGTTGATGATGTCCACCGGAGCACCGACCAAATCATACGGATAATAAGACACGCCTCTCGCGACGTCTTTTAACATTTTCTTTGCGGTCTCTGGCCCACCTTCTTCAAACGTTCTGCCAGAAACCTCGCCCATTTCAGGACTTCCTTCCGCACGCTTTCTAGGTTTCTTGTACTCATCGCGGTAGTAAGTGGCCTTCTTGTCTGACAAGGCTTGTGATACCAATTGTTTAAACTTTTCCTCGTCATCACCCGCTTGTTTGGATAACTGTAACCCTATGGCGTTGTTATCTAAATCCATTTCCCTGTCACGTGAGCTTTGGCCCTTTAACATGCCAAATCCAAACTCATGGCCGTAGCCCAAAGCGCGTGCCGCAACTGGGCCGTACTTTTTACTCACTTCACGCATGAGAACCATGTGACGCACCGCATCACCCTGAGTTCCCTCATCCCCTGACATGCCCATGTCTTTAGGCGCTTGGACCGAGTTCTCATAAGCAGGGCCCAAGCCAATCATGTTGGCTAATTTCTTTTCAAGCGAAACGCCACCCGCTGCAGGGGCTACGTCTCCACCGTCTTCAAACTTACGCACATAACGTACGTTCGCCATTTGTGGAGTTTTCATCCCAGGCATGATCTTCATACCACGAGCATAGCTCATGTCCAACTCACCACCGGCCATCGGAGTTCTGTAGCCAACGTCATACATGCCAGGCATTACTTTCACACCTTGTGGTGTTTTCATTGCCATGCCTGATGCGCCCATCCTAAAACCATCTTGGTCGTAGCCCACACGTCCTTGTACAGAGGCAGGAGCTCCACGCATCACGCCCATTCCTTCTACAACCATAGGTTGTGGTGGAGTCTGGAACTTAACGTCCAGTGGAGACTCTTCACGAGTAGCCTTTTTTAAATACATCTCAAATTCTTTTTTAGATTCGCTTTTTTCCTCGTCGTCATCCTCGTCTTTTTTTGCCTCACCACCTTCGTTAAACTCTTGTGGTTCTTGGGCCGCGAACGGTGTTGCTGGCTTAATTGATGCAAGTTGCTTTTGCATGTTGGCAAATTGGCTTGCGGCGCTTTGTTCTTCCGCCGCTTCTCGCGCTTCAATCTCACGCTCAGTTTCCGGCTCTTCATCGGCCATGCTCATCAGTGCATACGCCGCTTGATAACCTTCGCCCAAATCGCCAATGACCTTCTCAGGTTTTAATGTTTCACGTGAAACATCTTTCTTGTCCGTTCTTGCCATGACTTGCTTGGCGTATTCCAAAGTAGTAGGAGCGTTTGGATTGCGTGGATCACTTACCGCCACGCCTTGCTTGGCTTTTTGCATACCGCCAGGGCCGCCATAATATCCGGCCGCCGTTAAGTTCAGATCGCCACCACTTTGGTTGTACATCTGCTTGATGTAGCGCAGGCCTGCACGGGAGTTGTCATACGGATTGTTGATGTCGCCACCCGGCAATACTTCTTGAAATGTGCCTGGCAAAATTTGCATCCCGCCTACCGCACCGGCATTACTGGTCTTGGTGTTCTTACCACCCGAGGATTCCTGCGTGTAAATGCTGCGAGCTAGAGATTCCAAAGGAGTGCCTACAAGGCCCTCATCGACTAGTGCTTTTTCAAATGGATTTTGTGCCATGGTCCGCGGTCCGTGGAAAGTGTTGCCTCATTATATGTTCAATAATATTCTGGCACAAGCGAATCTTCTTGTCCTGGTTCATCGTCATAGTCACCTTGCAAACTGATGAAGTTGCCCGCACGGAATCTTGATAGCGCCATGGTCATCGAGTCGACCTGGTCGTCATGCGCTCCCACTGGGAAAGCAGCGCATTCCTCAATCAATTCTTCCGCCCACTCGGTCTCCGGCGCCCAGACCATCCTCGATTCCAAGATTGGGGCAATGGCGTTCGCTCGCGCCACCTTGTCGGTCCCAGTGCGCCTTCCGCCCGGTGAATACATCGTAACAGGAATGCCGAGTTTCCTGAGTTCCTGCTGAAGTGGCGTTCCAGTAGCCTTTGCTTCAATAAGTACGTTGTCAGGGTTGTAGAACTTATACTCCTCAAGCGCGACTCTCTTAAGTTCTGGGAAGTCCCACCGACCACGCCGCACGCCCAAAAGGATAAGGTTAGGCCCCGAATCTGCATCCGGGGTAAACACACCCCAGGTTGTAATAACCGAGTAATCCGCGGATTCCTTCTTAGAGTACGCTGTGTCATAGGACTGGATTATATATTCACAAGCAGGTGGTTCGTCGTACTTCCAACGTTGCCACCACTCACGCTTCAAGATTGCACCTTCGTCATTGGTTGGTTGTTGCTGCCACTGGGCGTTCCACTTCGGAAGGCCAATGGACATCTTGACCTTTTCTAACTCTTCAAGCTTCCAGTACCCCGGCCAAAGGGGTTTATTGGAGG